TGCAAGTTTTACATTCCTGGTGAACCCACCCATGGCTGTTGCCATTGTTTTGAATTGACCAGGGGCGCTCATGCCAAGTAAAGCATTTTTTGCCCGCAGTGCATCAGTTGCAGCACCAGCACCAGCCACACCTAGTTTAAATTGCTTAATCGGTCTTAAAGCTTCTACAAAACCTTTACCCATATTTACAGGTTTTGAAGTTGGAATATCTTGTCTAAACTTTTGAAGCGCAAGCCTTGTTCTAAGTATTGGGGATCTACTTGTTGCGAGCCTTCCCGCTTGGTCATCCGTTACATCAACACCTCTAAACACTCTCTGGATAACTGGCTTGCCACTCGGATCTCTCCTCAAACGACTTGTTACCCCTGCGCTTTCAAGTATCTGCCTCTTCTTTGCATTAGCAGCGAGTTTTGCATCTTGCGCTAAATTTTGATTATGAAAAATTGTTTGCTGTGCAACCTGGGAATTATACCCAGCCATTTTTGCTGCATTTTCTGCAGCAATATCTGCAAGTTTTTTAGCATGGAGTACTTCTTGAGCAGCCAAGTCTTTTGCATGAGAAGCAGCCTTGGCTGCTTCCAATCTTGCAAACAGCGTAGCTTCTGCTGCTGCAAAATCAGCACCACCACCAGGAGCCATGACTGCACTTACAGCTCTTGAACCAGCAGTCGCTGGCAGGAATCTACCCCCCGGACCTCTCAATGTCCCACGAGCTATGCCGACATCTGTTGGATCAAAGTGAGAGAGCATTTTTCTCTGCTCTAATCTAATTAACTTATCAAGATCCGCCCCTGTTTTGACAGAGCTAGGAAGAACCCTAGTTGGAGCTGCTATCGCTGCAGGAGCCGCTGGGGGAACGACTAAATCTGGGAACGGCACCTTCGGCATCGCTCTAGGGGACGAAGATGAAGGAATTAATTTGTCAGCGAGCGCATCAAATTCAGTTCCATCAGTCATTCCAAGTAGCGCTCTAGTTAGATTCTTTTCACTAACGGATTTATACAGACCTTCAATTTTACCCTTAGCTATAGAAGCTGATTCCCCCAGGCCAATGAACCCATCTGAATTTTTTAATAACTTAGGGAGAAAGACTGTAAAAGCTCTACCTAAAACGCCCATAGATGCTTGGAGAGTACCAAGAGCAAGAACTACTGGGCCAAGTACGGCAAGAAACCCGAGAACAAATACGACTATTCTTGAAATATTCTTTTTGGTCTCAGCAGATAATTTTTCCCATTTATCATAGAGTTCAGTAATTTTATCAGCGATAGCTTCCAATGTAGGTTTAAGAACCTTCATCAAATCACCTGCAAAAAGTTTGAAAGCGTTTTTAATTCTTCCAATCGTGACATCAAGAGCTCTAAGTGATTGTTCTAATTCTCTATTTGCAACCTCACCGGCGTTAGATGCACCAGCCAGTTCAACAAGCATTGTTTTTGCGGCTTCAGTTTGTGCGCCGTCAATAAGGTTTATACCTTCATTTTGCTGTTTTGTTAAAATTAAATCAGATACTGCCTTCCTAGCTTCTCTAGCAGTCTTAATTTCTGCCTCAGTAACTACCCCTTTAAGCCCAGCTCCTTTGAACCCCTCTACTACCTGACCGACTGTTGCTGTAGCGATGCGGGCGATAATTCCAATATCGCTAAACTGGCGAATTGTTTCAGGAAGAGCTGTTCCATTAAGCTCATTGAAACCCTTGATTGCTGTTTCAGCGACTGACGCAAGAATTCTTTCAGATGTACCAGCACCAGTCGCACTGAGGTTACTCAATGCTTTATCAAATTGATTTAACTGCTCAATCGCAATATACATTCTTGGACCCTGACGCTTCTCAAACAGGTCAGACATTAATTTGAGAGCACCCTCTTGGCCCGCAGCAGAATCTCGAACTTCGCCAAAAATATCAACAATAGCTTGCAAACCAGTTAAACCAGTTTTCGTAGTTTTATTGAATGCACTAGTAGCATCATCTGCTACACCGTATTTCTGAGCCAGGCTTGCTATTAATTCAATATTTTGCTTAGTTGGACTAATTGCTCTTTGAAGAGAAACTTTAATTGAGTTAGCGGATGCGCCAACATCCAAACCAGCAGCTTTCATCGGAGCAAGCAAAGCTGCTGCTTCTGTCATTGACAATCCAAAGCTAACTGCCATACCGCCAAGTTCAGGGAGTGTATCGGCAACATCTTTCAATGTAAGAGCAGTAGCGTTCTCAATAGAGTTAAACAAGTATGCTTGGGCTGTAGCTGCCGCTATTGTACGAGTTTCTCTTTCTCTTGAAGTACTTAATTTATCGAGTGCCCCAGAAGCCGTAAGTGCTCTTTTTGATTGAAAATAAAGTGCCTGAGTCAGATCCTGAGCTGCAGAAATATCCATTGACCCAAGCTTTTCAAGACTCGCAGTTAAAGTAGTGAGTTGAACAATATTTTCACTAGTAGTAATACCAAGTTCTGCAAAATCAGATGCTATGCTAACAACAAGATCTTTAGAAACACCAAATTTATTACTGACCCCTGTAAGACTGCGATCAAGTACATTAAAGGCTGCAATCATTTTCTCTACTTGTCGTGGATCACCCACCCCGCCAAGTTTAGAACTAGCTTGCTCCGCATCCATGGCAACATCTTCTAAAACCTTGGTAAGACGGACTAAAGCACCATCGACTTTAGTTAAGCTCTGAAGACCCAATCTTCCGAACAATGTGATCGGGGCAGTCAAGTTGATCATCAAGCTTCGACCAACAAATTGGGCATCCTTACCCATCTTTTGCAATTTCAGAGAAATATTGCCTAGGTCGGATCCAAAAGATCTAATCCTAAGACCACGAAGGGTGTTTGAAAAAGATTTAAGATCATTCTGAGTCTTTGACAGCTCCTGACCAAGTTTTGTGGTAGGACCACCAGCTCTTACTATCGCAGAATTATAGCTCTGAATATTGGAGCGAAGCCTCTTTGACTCTTCAGAAAGAGCAGCCTGATTTTTCTTTAATTCTTTTAAACTATTAGCATGTTGAGCAACACCACGATTAGTGATACCAAGAGCTTTATTAACAGCCCGAGTATGCGTATCCAGTGCCCGCATAGGCACAGTTACACCCTTAATTCCTAAAGCAAGGTTGCGAACAGAGGCGCTAAGATTGGCAATATCCTTAGCGCCTGTTGTATGTACACTAATTATGAGATCAACATCAGACATATTTGTACCAATGTAAATTATCCCATTTTATTGCGTAATTAGCAATAATCATTCTTGTGCATAACCCAATGGAATACCAAAGTTCATAACCTCAAATGGACGCATAGGGTCAGCAGGAGTGCGCTCCTGATTGTCATACCAGTCATCTTCAAAGTCAACATCTGCTCCTTGAGCAAGGGCAGCGGCTTTTATATTCTTACTAAACTCATTAGAGCAAGCACGGTACAATAAAAACATTTCATGAAGAATCAACGATTCTTCTAATTCCTCAATGCTTTTCCATGCCCCGGTTTGAACAAATATTTCCGATTCATATTTTAGAAGGGGGATTTCATTCCAAGATAGTGGTTCGTCACCACCAGAGTCCCCGCCTAGAGGTTTGGGTTTGGATCAGACCCCATAGCGGCTGCCATGACTTCACCAAAGGTTCTCAAATCAAGAACATCTTCAAGAGCATCACGGTCTGCTGCCAATTCTGGGTCACACTTACGAAGTGCAATTGATGCTGCCATAATCATCTTATCAATGTCCTCGTCAGTCATTCCAGCATCGTTGTCCGTCTTCATTTCGTTAGCAACCTTCATAAATTCACGAAGGTGCTTGATTGTCAAAGGCTTAACAATTCTCGTTTTCCCATCAGAAAAAGTAATTTCAGTTCCCTTGAACAGATCTGCATTTGTTGTCATTTTTGTAATACTCCTTATAAATAGTCTTAGGGATTATAGAAAAACTCCCAGACTTCAGTATATCATACTGTTGCCTGAGAGTTTTCCGTTAGTACAAATTTTTGGTGTTAATTATTGCTGATCAATAATCTTGCCGTATTCGTAGCCTGTATCCTCAGTTACTGGCAGGATACGGAACGATACTTCAAACACAGTTGCTTCAGCTCTCTTCATCGAGATCATCGAAGTGGTCATAGAGACTGCTCGCTTAGTGTTAAACTTGCGTGTCTTTGTAACCGAAGCTGTTGAGCCAGGGGCATTGCCCGTGACCTGCAGCGCGTACTCGAATGGATACACACTTTGTGAACCAAACAAGAAAGTTTTTGTGTTTGCGCCTGAGCCGGCGAGGTTTGCTTTAATGTCTGCTCCACCGTCAGTATTGTCATAGCTCCATGCTGTTGCAAGGTTGTTAAGAGTTCCTTCTGCAAGGGTTGTCTTAACCATTACTTTCACCTTTGACTGAATGACTTTTGCGGCATCACCGTACTGGTCGATTTCAATGTCAACCATGTCTGGCTCCCACGAAATTTCAAGACCACCTTGGGTCGCACCGACATCTGTCAAGCTATCAAAATCTGAGTTTGTCATCGTAATGTTGGAAACACCAGTTTTTACTGTTGCTTCACCAACCACGATATTGGAAGTTGTTACTGCCATTTTATTTTCCTCCTATTATTCAAGGACAAATATTTTCTTGCCCCTGCGATCACGCCATTTAGAAATCTTCATGGCGTGGTCTAGTTTTATTTCATCGGAGCGGCGGCCTATTCCTACGCCTTTTTGCCACTCAAAATCATAAAGATCTTTTCCTAATTTCACGGCAAACCCTGGGGTCTTACCGATGTATGTAATTACAGTATACTTCATATGTATTTATGATACCACAAATATATCAGAGGCTAACTGAAAACAGCGAGAAATCAAGGTCCATCTGATACCAGCCTTCTTTTTCAATAGGCTCACTTACTGAAGTACTGACCAGTTGGGAAGACAGGATACGCACATTAGAGCTTGGAACATCACCTTGGATTTGGTCGCCTTCACCAAGGAGTTTAATCATTCTTTCCCCAATTTTAAACATTCTATCCACATCACTATCATAAACAGAATACCTGATTCCATCATAACGATTCCAGTAAGATTCCACTGAGGGAATGTAGGGGCTGTAGAAGTAAATCACAAACGGTGGTGCTTCTGTGCCATAGCCAACAACAGGGAAAAAGTTCATTACTTTTCCTGCAATATTTGCCAAAGTAGCATCGGCTTTTAAGAATGTATTAACATCATATACACTAATTGGCATAATCTACCTTACCACATCTCTAGCACCAGTAGGTGCGCCACCACGGATGCCAAAACCCTGCTTCGCAAAAGAAATTTTTAATTCTTGCAAAAGAACCTGTCTTGCTATCTCCTGTATTTGCTTTCTTTTGGATGTGATAGCAACTTTTCTTACAGTTTGATAAAACTCTTTATACCCGGCGCTGACAGAAGCTGATCTTGTTTTCATTGCCAAACCCTTCTTTGGTACAATAAAACCACCACCCTTCTTTCCGGTAAGGAGAATTGCCGAAGCGATCTGTATATTCCCGCCATCTTTTCTCACATATTCTTTTGGATATGGTGTGATTTTCAAAACCATTCCAGTTGGACCATACGGTATAATTTCATATTGTAAATACTTGGCAGCCTTACCAACTGGAAGCACTGCCTGTTTAATGCTTCTTTTTGCACCCGCCATTCCTGCAGCCTGAGCATACTGAACTCTCACTGGTAGAATTGAATAAAATATAGCGGCAGTTTCCAATTGAAGCGAAGCTGTTCTGTTAATTCTGATACTAAGCATTCTCAACAACCTTCCTGCAAGTCAAAAGAACTTGCCTAACCTTTCCATTAAGGCCAGTTTGTTTATGAATATTAATGATTTCAACTGGACCAGCTTCTATAACATTTCCAAATCTATCAACAACATTTTGGATTCTGTTATTGTAAATAGCATAAGATTGATCTTTGTGAGAAATGTAAAACTCAATTTCATCAACATTGTCTATATATGGATAAGTCCTTCTTTCTGAAGACATCGATTGAAAAAAAGCTTTTATAGTTCCAGCCTTGGTGTATGACATTGTTTTTTGACCAGCATCATTTACAGAAGTGGTGCGTGTGTATACATCAATACTATGCGATAGTGGTAGATATGTTCCTCGTGACATGATTAGACAACATAGTCCATAATAAACAATGTGTAATCCATGAGTAGAACATCAGCATCAATATTCCCAGTTGATTCATAAAATGATGAATCTCTTCTCATTTCGTATTCAATGGTGTCCATGTCAACTCTAGAAATACCATGCCTTCTAAACTCAGAGTCGTCATTCATCATATCTTCCAACAAAAGGTCTGCTGCTTGCTCAATATTGTTTGGCACAAACTGCCAACCAAAATCTCCTTCAATTGTGAAGAAGTCATCTGATCTAAATTTAGCCGTTGTAATAATTGTTTGAACGCTATCAAGAGTTGACCTTCTGTATTCAATATAATAAGAACTACCGAAATTGTGCGGCTCCTTTGATTTTTGAATACTGGTATACGAAGGGTCTGAGGAATCAAACAGTATTGCTTCATCGTCCTCACCGACATTCATGGTTACTTTTGTTAAAGTAACAACTGGGTAAGGAAGATGTAAAGTCTTCTTGTTAGTTCCTGAAATGACAAAAGATTTATCAAGATACCTTTCAAAACTTTGACCACAAAATGTATTGATAATGTTTCTTACTTTCTTCTCCATTTTATCAAACTTGTCATACCAGTCATCTTCCAGTTCCGGATGATCCTCAAAGAAGGTGTCAGCCGTGATGTAAGGGGTGTAGACATTTATATATTGGGATTTCGTATAAGAAGTGCCAGATACAGTATATGTAAAATCAGCACGATGCCTACCTGCTGAATTAAAGACATAGTGTCCAGAAGCTTGCTGTCCATATGTTATTGTGTAAACTCCAGCAGACGCTCTTGTTGCTGCGGTTGGGCCGGTTACTAAATTCCCAAACTCATGATACAGGCTAACAGACACTGCGTTCGATGTAGGGTCAGAAGGAAGCGTCAAAGTCAGTGTCTTGCTTGTATCAATCTTTACATCTTCCATAATTCAATTATAACAGTATTACTGTTTTTCAGCCTTTAAAAAGTCTGCATTGCTAGTGACACTTCAAAGTCATTTAAATCTTCACCTAGCTGGGTTGTACTAAAAGTTCCGCTAATGTCAAAAGAAACGATAGTGTTACTTGAGTCTTTATAAAATAAAAGACCATCGGCATAGTTAATAGCAAGCTCTCCTACCTCAAGCGAGGTGGGAGCACTATTTGCTGTACCTGAATTTTTAATTTTAATTACATTAGGCATTAAAACCCCTTAATTAGAAAGTACCACCGTCAATAGTAGCAGTGTTCGCAGCAAGCGCTGTGAGTTGCGAGCTGAAGGCTTGAACATTAGATCCAATCGCAAGACCCAATGCAGTTCTTGCACCATCAGCAGTTGTAGAACCAGTACCACCGTAAGCGATACCAATAGCAGTACCTTGCCATACACCAGTACCAATTGTTCCTACAGATGTAAGACTTGAGGTAATAACGCTTGAAGCCAAAGTTGTATTTGAAAGCACTGCCGATCCGCCAATATAAAATGACTTGCCAGCAACAATGTTGAAATGCTCCGAAGATGTCCATGCATCTGTTGCATCAACCCAGTTCAATGTCTTGTCTGTTGCACCAAGAATTGTGATACCAGCGCCATCGGCAGTTGTATCTGTTGGTGTCGCAACATTGGCAAGAACAATGTTCTTATCCTCAACAACGAGTGTTGCTGTGTTAAGAGTTGTTGTATTGCCTTGAACAGTCAAGTCTCCAGTAACAGTCAAGTTACCTGGTGTTGTGATATTTGCTGCCAAAGAAATTGTTCCAGCGTTATAAACAATTTGGTTTTCAGTACCAGACAGAGTTGGGAGTGAACTGTCAACATATGCCTTTGTAGCAGCGTGTGTATTGGCTGATGGGGTAGGAACAATTACAGTACCAGAAAAAGTTTTATTCCCAGTAATTGTTTGGTTTGTTCCTAGAGTTGTGTATGCACCATAACCACCAATCGCAATAACGGATGTTGCACTGCCACCAGCGCCACCAGTGCCTGTGCCGTAGTACAAAACATTGTCTGCTTCGTTAAATGCTAATTCTGCATTCTCTAGACTTGTTGGTGCACCCGCTGCTCCAGCAGATGACCTTCTTTTAATTCTCAGCGTATTCGCCATTAGTAATTTCCCCCATCCATTAATAAATCGGCTGCACTATGAACATGATCTGCCCTAGCCGCCAAAGTGCTCACACCAACAACCCCACTTCTTGCAACATCAGTGACTGTTGTAGCTAAACTTAAACTTGCCAAATTGATTGTTCCTGAAGTTTGTGTTAATACCGTAGTGTCATTTGTCTGTACCGTTATTGCTGTAATTTCAGAAGCAACAGTGACATTTGAGACATCAGTAGAAATAGAAAGCGATGTGATATCGCTATTACTTACTTGAACAGTAGTGATATCACCAGCCATTACCTGCTGACCTCACCAGTTATCGTTGCTGTTCCAGTAATTAATGTTGTAACCGTTGAACCATTAGTTTCCTGAAAGTCATAAACATAAGTCCCCGCAGCAATATTTGCTGTCGCCGCAGATGTCAGCGACAAAACAACAATGCCATTGGCACCATTAGTAATTTGAGATGTAAATGTAGCTGCAGCTGTTTCAGAATTTCTTTTTTTCCTAATTTGTCCAGTATAAGTCCTAGTGGAAATATTAACATTGGCATTAGCACTATCTTTAATACGCAATTCATGAGCGTAAGTATCGCCCTGATAAATAGTAATATTTCTAGTTGCAGCCATAATATCTCCTATAAGATATTATCAAAGATTAGTTATGCCAGCAATGCAGCCCATGTAGGCTGATCAACATCACCAGTAACTCGAATACCTTTTGCTTTCTGAAATTGCCTAACAATCTCTTGTGTTTTAGGACCAAAATCTCCATCAGGCTTACAAGCAAAACCATGCTTATCAAGAAGTGACTGAGCTTCTTTCACGGCTTTACCCTTATTATCTTTTACAATATTTGGTTTATTAGCCGCCGCTACAACATTGGCTGCAGGAGTTGCTGCCTTCTGTTCTGCTGCAGCTTTCTGTTCCGCAACTGAACCAAATACACTACCCGGCTTTGGATTACGAGCAACATAGTCTTTGACTGCTTGCGGTACTGCATCACCACATACATAACGAATATGCCAAGGCTCTGAAGGAACTACTTCCCAACTCCACCCGAACTTTTCAACATTGGCAATCAACCAATTAATTCTTTTCTTCTCTGAGGCGTTAGCAATATCAACCGCCAAACCGAGATTGTGCTGAGACTTACCTGGTGTCGCCAGCATCGCCATGCCTTTCTTCAAATACCAAGTCTTACCTTCAAAAGTTTTTGTTGAACCAGTTCCCGTATCTTGAAGACTGTAGCGACTTAAAAAGCCAGCCTTTTGACTGTCATAACTACGATATAAATCGCCGCTACTCGTGGGCTTGAGCTCTACGCCATCAGCCTTTGCTGCCTCAACCATTGCATTCCAAGCATCTGCTGCAAGGTAAAACAACTTGCCCCCAGTTGGAATGTCACGCAAAAGACTTGCGTGTAGTTTGCCTGGCTCTACGCTCTTCAACGCCGCTGGCATCTTTACATCAACAATATAATCCCATTCAGTTCTCTTAGTCATTATTTAATCTCCTCTTTTTTCTTTTCAACTTTTGAAAAGACACGATCAATTTCGTCTAGACTAAGT